TATTAAATACAAAACGACATGCCCCAGCGAAGCGCCGCATATCGCGCTCCTGCTGACCATTGGGTTTTAACTGGAACTTGAAGGCTTGTAGTCGTTTCATATTGAGAATTATACTCTTGGCCTATGATAAAAAAAATTGATATTCGTCGAGGTAGACACTGCACCTTCCTGATGCATGTACACTTGGTGTTTGTCGCCAAATATCGACGCAAAGTATTTGATCAGGATGCTATCGAGAAGCTGAGAGGCTATTTTGCCAGCGTATGCGCTGATTTTGATGTCGAGCTAGTTGAGATGGATGGTGAAAGTGAGCATGTTCACCTGTTGATTAACTACCCACCAAAACTGGCAGTTTCCAGTTTAGTTAACAGCCTCAAAGGGGTATCAAGTCGGTTACTGCGTCGTGACCGCCCTGATATTGCGGCTCGGTATTATTACAAAGGCGTTCTGTGGACTCCGAGTTACTTTGCCAGTAGCTGCGGCGGCGCGCCAATATCCATCATCAGGCAATACATTGAGCAACAACAAACACTCAGTTAGGTGGAAAACCGTGCCTTATATCCCCGCCCTGAAGGACGGGGCTTTACGGCACACTGGGTAAAAAATATTTTTAATTAACAAAACCAACACCCAAAGAAAATAAAAACACCCCACCAACACAGTGAGTAAAAATAAAAACCATATTAGTAATTAATGATTTATTTTTATTCCTCTTTGCATTTAGTGTCTTCTTTTATTTTATTTACGATAACAAGCCCGAGTAATGCGGCATGTTGCACTGTTGCGCTATCTGTATTTTCATCACAATGAGTGAGTAAATCCAGCAACGCTGTTAAACAACACAATGATTCACTTATATCATATTTCATTTTATATCCTTATAAAATTTCATAAAAAATGAAAAGATAACTGTTCATTGTCAAAAAATAAATAAATTTAATTTCAAAATTAAATTTAATGATTGATTTAATATTATTTACTCATCCAACCTTACATCCACCCATCGCCCATGGGGAATATCCACGGGCTGACCATCACGGTAACCGTCCTTTTTATTTTGGGCAAATGGTGGCGAATTAGGGTGTTCTCGGTGATAAGTGCGGATAGTAAGCACACCGGTTTCATCCACTTCCCGTTCAGCCCAGACCAGCGGCTGGCGATTATCGTCGGTGGGCAATTCAATCTGCCAGCCCTCAATGGCAAAACCTTTTGCACCGGTGACCTGATAAACCCCTTCACTGATGCGTTCAGCCGTGACACCTTTGGCCGCACTATTGACCGCCGCCGCCCCGGCGGGAGTGAAACCTTCGGGCACACTGTAATAGGCAACATCGTCAAACTGGGTGTTATCAAACAGGCGGATAATGGGGGATGCGGCTCTGATAAAGCCATTAGCGTCTACGGCGGTATTTCCCGTTGAATAGAATTTTAGCCAACGCGACTGAGAACCTGCGACATTACCTGAGCGAATCCACAAATCACCCGTGAGATAATTACTGTTGACCAACTGAAACCACGTATCACGACAGCCTTGCAGGTTAAGTAAATTTCCATAGTGAGTTGAAATAGGGAAGCCTCCCAACTTTTCATTGAACCGATACACCCCACTGCTATTGAACCCGCGAAACGGTGTATCTGCATGAACGATAGTCGATTGGTATTTAATCATGCAGTGTTTATTGATAAAGTCAGATAGATAACCACCCCATACCTTCCCACTCAGGTCGCCATTCTCATAAACCGTCCCTCCCGTCCCCACCTCATACCTGTTGTTAAAGAATCGATGGTTATCCATTTGGTCGTAAACTGAAAATGAAATCCTGGTCAGGCTAGGAGTTTTTCCTCCCGCATGGCAGTGGATCGCCGCCAGATGCCTGACGTTTTGTTCTGTCCATCGGATTAGCGTATAGGCATGATATGGATTTTGACAATCAATGATAATATTCGCATAACGACTGCGCCAGCTAGCGAAGCTATGCCCTGTTGCGCCAGTGAAATGAACGTTACCATACGCTGAGGCAACATTGCTGTTTAAGGTGCCCGTTAGCCGCCCCCCGGTTTTATCCAGCTTGCCATCCGTGGCTGCCGTGGCGCGATCTGCTTCATTTTTGGCGGTGACCGCCGAACGCGCTGCCGCGACAGCAGAGCCTGCCGCCTGCTTGGCACTACCCCGACAGCCACCGGCGCTATGGCTTGCACTTTGAGCACTAGCCGCCGCCTGGTCTTTTGCCGTTACCGCCGTTTCTGCCACAGTGGTAGCGGTACCGGCACTGTTAGCCGCCTGGGTTTCACTGGCTTTAGCATTGCTGGCAGCCTGAACGGCTTCGCCATGCTGTTGGATCACTTGCTGGGCGGTGGTATCAATGCTGACTTTCATCTGTTCGCTGGTTGTACGGGCTAACTCTGCCCGATCGGCATCGACTTTAACCTGTACTTTAATTTTATCGGCGGTCTGTTCGGCGGCCAAAGTTGCAGCGCGATCCGCTGCAGTGGCGGCAGCCTGTTGGGCGCTATCTCGGTATTCTCGCGTATTGTCTTCGGAAATGGCGGCTTTCTGCTGACTGTCTGCCGCCGCCTGTTGGCTAACCGTCGCACTGGAGGCACCTTCATTGGCAGTATTAGCACTATCTGTGGCCTGATCCCGATAATGCCTTGCCGTGGCCACTGCATTAGCCAGATTGGCAGCATAACCTTTGGCGGCGGCTTCCGACTCAGCGGCGCTGCTGGCGGCTCCCGTAACATGGCTCTCCATCACCGTCATGGTGGACAGATCATTCGCCACCTGCTGTTGAATCTGGCGAAAATACAAAATCACATCCGGTGTGACTTCCGATTCCATCATCTGCTGCTTGAGCAGTTGGTTAAGCGTGCTCGGACCCGTGGTCTCATCCAGTGTAATCGCGCCGTAAACATGGTTGCGCCCTTCAGCGGCGATACTGATTGCGTAGCTACCCATTGCCAATGTGATGCCATAGCGCCCGACACTATCAGTTTCCACCGTGGCAGAGAGTCCGTTGAGCACACTCAGGCTATTGGCGATAGCCGTCAAAGTAATTTGCGCTGCGGGAATCGGGCGGCCAAGCGGATCCATTAAGACGCCGGAAACAAGAATGCTCACAGACCACCTCCCTGATATTGTGATTGTTTACGCTGTTGGGCAACGTTTTCCGCATTTTGTTTAACGCCCAGTTGTTCGCTGAATGCCTGATAATGCTGCATCGCCAGATTGAGGTTAGCTCCCGCGTCACCGTCTTTGCTAAAGGCGCGGAATAAGATCCAATCCACCAGCGGGTTAACGTAAAGCTCATCAATGGGAACCGGCGTGCGGTCTTTCAAATGGGTGATCATCACTGGCGGTGGAATGCGGGCAACCACCGCCTCGATGTGCTGCGCCCGGTCGGGCCCGGGAAACAGATAGTAAGTTTTCGGTACTGATTCGTTATAGATGTAACACTCCACCGGCCCGGTCATTTGGTGCCAGTCTGGATATTGACAATCCAGCACATCGCGCGGTACCGGGCGCAACGCACGCCCGTCCTGCAATTTGACCATTTCAATCAAGCGGATAGCCCCTTCAGGTAGCTGTTGGCGAGTACCAATAACGCTGGTCAATATTTCAGTGGTAGCGCCAGCATCCGGTCGTGCCAGAATCACCGCCCGCACTGCGTCGTTGTAGTCAGCACACAGCTCGGCTAACGGCCAGCGCAGCCATGCAGTGTCCTTGAGCTGGGTGTTTACCCGGCCAATAATCTCGGCAATGGTAATCATCAGTAGAACTCATGTTTGCGCGTAGGATTGCTAAAAGCAGTGATTGGGGAATTATCCAGCGCCTCGCGAAACGCTCGGCGGTAGCCATCAACAAAACGAGTACCGAAATATTGCGAACGCTGCGGGTCGGTCCACGGCTTGCCGGGCATCAGAAATAAATCCGCCAGCGCACCATTAGCGATCACATCGGCATAATCATCGGCCAGCACATCGGGGACCTCGCTGACATTACGTTTCGGCTCGACGGCAAAATCTACCCGCACTTGGGTAAAGGTTCGCTGGAAGGCTAATTGATTCGCTGATTTGACGGTGAAATCAAGGCCGGCGATCAGCGGAGAGCCACCCCCCGTGCCTTGCTCGCTGATATCCAGCACCTGTAGTCGCTTGACGCATTTCACCTGCTCACTGTCACTCAGCACATAGCGACCATTGGGTTGCACATTGCTGAAGATCACTGACTCTCGGCAAAACAGCGATTCTCGACAAAAAGTCATGGCCGCCGCTAAAACAGCCTGCTTCATCATGATATCCAACGGCCCATTGATCTGTTTACGGATAAGGGGCAGAAAGGCGTCCAAGGCAGCCATAATTACTCAACCTTGGCATTGATTGAATCACGCACCCGCAAGCGGAAATTATCCACCTTTTCCTGAGCGTCCTGCTTGATGCCTAGGTCTTCCGATTCCACCAGCGTCGCCAGTTGAACCGAGGTCATCTTGGCTAAATCCACCTCATCGCTGCCAATCTTGACCACAAAGCTATTCAGCGCCGTCTGTTGGCGAAGGCCGTCCTCTTCAAGTGCTAGCTGGTAAGCGCGATCCAATACGCTCTGCTGCTTGCTCTCCAGCCGTTTCTCCAACTCATCATGGCGGACGAATACCGTTGGGAAATCCAGTAACTGATGCGCAATAGCACTTTCAACCTCTACTGGCTTCAAGCGGGGAAATACCAAACGGCTGCCGGTGATGGTGTCGCGTTTCTTTTCTTTCGGGCCGATATAAACCACGGCGATTTTAGTAGGCATAGCTTGCTCCAAAAATGAAAAACCCACCGAAGCGGGAATAGGGATGCAGGGAAATCAGTAGCCCTTGGCTACATAGTGGATGTTAACCACCAGCCGCCCGCTGGCTTTACCACCAGCAATAATGCCGGTGATTTTTTCCCCTGCGGCAACCGTGCTGTGAGGAATAATCGGTGCATATTTAGCTATGGCCACATTCTGTGTTCTAACCGCCAACAGTTCGGTAGTCCCGCTTTTTATCGTCAGGGTGACACCGATGCCCAGCGCTTCGCTAACCACTGACAGGCCATGGATACAAATACCCAGAGGCAACTCCATAAACTCAACTACGTCACCGGCTGCCGCATCTTTTAAAATCACTTGCCCTTCAGCCAGTGACAGGTTGCCTTGCGGCCCCTGATAAACCGCATCGCCCATAGAAGGCGCTTTAATCGTTGTCATAACATTTTTCTCCAAACAAAAAGAAAGCAGACCGAAGCCTGCCCCTTGTGGCATTTATAAATTGTATTACTGGGGATTACTTGCCCAGAGTGATCGCGGAGTCAACGACCATGACGCCGTGATCATTGACTCGCCCATCTTTCTGTTTGAAGCGGATCTTCTTCAAACCGTTGATCCAGCGGATAGAGACTTCCGTACCATTACCGTGATCGACTTTTTCCTCGTGGTAACCGAAAAAACCGCCGCCGTCGCCAGTACCGTAGGCGTTAGCCAGTGCCTGACCACCGAGCAGCAGAGCGCGGTCGATAGTGGTACCAGCGGTCACCCTTCGGCTGGTCGCCGCGGCATTGTTATTGGATACCAATACACTAGAGCCTTGATTGAAGCGGATCGGCATACCACCATATTTACGCACCAAGACGTTACGCCACATCGCGCACTCACCTTTGAACAGCGGATGATCGAAACCCTTAGAACGCTGTACTGCTCGGGTCATCATAGCTTGCCAATCTTTACCGGAAGTTGATGTGTACCAGTCATTCCACTGGCGTGGCGTCACGTACAGAACAAAGTACGGATCCTCATTAGCCAACTCATCTTTAGACATGCGGATAGGCTGTAATGGGTGTGCCATTTCATCAAGGAACAAGGCCATGTTATCGACCGTTGCCAGCGTGAACAGATCCGCTGCATCCAATGTTTCCATTGAAGTTGCATCACCAGAATAGAAATGGCGGTCATAGGTTGGCGGCAACACATTGTTAATCATGATCTTGCCAAACTCACCGTGATCAGCCAGCGGCAGAATGGTGTCATCGGCGATGAAATCCCCGCGCGCCCCCGCCAAATGCACGGTGGCGCTCTGGTCTTGCAAATCATTGAAGTAAGTACCCAGCAAGGTGCGAGCCGTTTTGTTGAGATTGTGCTTAAAGCGCTGCGCCGACATTTTGCCGCCTGCATCCACCAGATGCCGCCCCTGATTAATCTTCAGGGCAAAATTGGCAAAAGCCAGATTCTCGCCGCGACCGGCCAGATTCTCATCCCCCATGGTCGGGCGCTTAGACAGTTTGTGGACGATCTGCATATCCACTTCGTCACCCTTCTGCTTTTGCAGATCGGTGATCCGCACCACTGGCGCGCTGTAGCTGGTTTGCGTGGTGCCTTTCTTATCCGGGCTGACCGCCTTCGGCGCTTCTTGCTGTTCGGTGAGTACATTAACAAAAGAGCGGCTACGGTTAGCGGCGGTAAACAGCGCCACCTGCATCAGCTTATTTGCCTGGGCAGAGGTGATTGTAGTCATTGGAACTCCATAAACGAGAAAACCCGCCAGAGCAGGTTGCTATTGTTGGTTAATATTGAGAACAGTACATGGCGAAGCGACGGTATCTCGGAGCACTCCGGCGACTGACGTCGCTACGACCCCAATGGCACATTTCCCCGCCCATTAACATGATTTATAACTTGAAAGGTTAACCGCGCCAGATGCTTAGATCGCTTGTTCTAACAACGCCTCAATTTGGGCATCCGTCATACCGGCAAACATGGCCTGTAACTGATCGGGGGAAGCGTTAACCGCTTGTTCCAAGGCCGAGGCCGTATGAGTCGTTGTTACGCCGAGATCTGACGGTGAGGCGGGAATCTGCGTGGCCGCCGCCGCCAGTTTTTCTACCGCAACTTTTTGCGCATCGATAACAGGTTGTGACGGTGTCACTGATGCAGTTTGCACCGGTTCAATGCGCTCGCCGTAGGCGGCCTTGGTACGTTTTGCCACTTCCACAAAGCGCTCAGTTAAAGATTTGTCGGCCCATGCGGGATCATTTTGCAGCGTGCTATCAATGTGTACCGCCAGCGTGAAACGGTCGGGATCGGCATCCTGCCACCGCTTTAGATCAGGCACCGCATCCATGGCATCGGCCACCGGATTGATGCCGCGTTCGGTTACGACAGGCACGGGTTGCTCTTGCAGGTAATCGATTTTCTGCACCACGGTATCCAGCACTGCCGCTACTTCTGGAAAGTTTTCGCGGATAGCATCAATTTGCTGCGGGGTAATCTGCGCTTTTTCCGGCAACGGTACCGGCTGCATCCCGGCGACGTTGATCTGCCGCGTTAGCGCTGCCAATAAGCGTTTAGCCTCCGCCAACTCGGTGGCGGTTTGCTGATGAGTTCCCACTAAGCGCTGTTTCTCGGCCCGTTCAGCCACCAGCACATCGTAAGGAATAACGTGTTGGCCGTCTTTGCTGAGAATACCTTTCGGCTTTTCCGTGCTTTCTGTGATTACCGCTGGCGTGGTTGGCGTCACTTCCGTGGTCGGTACTGTCGTCATCGCGGCTGGCGCCAGCTCGCTTTGCTTATCGCCCTTATTGACGACGGCGTTAGTCTCTTCCGTCACGACAGCAACTGGGGGAGCCGTTACCGCCGCTGGCTGGGTTACAGCAGAAATATTCACCTCACCCAAGCCATCGATCAGCGCTTCCAACTGTTCTGGCGTTTCATGACCTGTTAATTCAATGTCCATCTTATGACTCCTGCATGACTATTTACCGGATAGATCCGAAGAATGAAAAGGCGTATCGCTGCCCATGCGAATAAGCCCTCTTTTGCAAGAGCGCTCAGCGGCATGAACCTTGATGGTAGAAAAAGAAAAGCCCACGAGTTGTGGGCAAGTAATTCAGATGAAAATCAGAGATACCAGAAAGCAAAAAGCCCCGCGGTTAGGCGAGGCTTAATTCAGTGCAATGTAGTGCATCTTTCGGAAATTTAGCGCGGATGACGCAGCCGCGCAAGAGTTACAGCGGGATCTGATCTATCTGTTGCTGAATAGTCTGCATCATCTGTTCATGTAACGCGCCTATTTCTTCTGCCACATTCTGCATCTCTTGCAGCACCTGCCCGGTTTTCGCCTGGGTAAAAGCATCATTAAAGCGCTGACCATTCGCTAATGTTGCCTCGCGTTCCGCTTGGGCATTAATACGTTGGGCTTCAGCCTCCAATTTTGCAACCTTACCGGCTAACTCACGCATTGCCAGCTCTTGCTGTTGCTGCTGTAACTGCTGTTCCTGCTGCGCGGCCTGCTGCTCTTCCGGTGTCATCTCATCCGGCGATTTCGGCGTACCCAATGCACCACGGATCCGCCCAACAAATTCCTGCTTGTTCGGCAGATCCAACAACTCGACCCACATATCCAACACACTGACCTGAATTTGTGGCGGCAACCCGACAATAACTTCCGATAACCGTTGTGCCAATTGGGATTTATAGGCTGGTGTCTGTTGAATCGGTGCCAGAGCGATATGCGCACGTAACCGCGATACATCGTTATTCATCCGGCCAGTCTCTGCGGCAGCATTCAGTACCACCTCTTTACGCTTGCGTGGATCATCACGATTGATCACGACCGGATAATCTCGACGTTTGGTTAACTCTTCCAGCAAATAGCTCAACAACAATTGTCCGACCTGCTGGCAGGCAAACTGATAGTTATCGTTAATCTCCGCCAGCGAGGTGGCTCCCTGCTCGACCAAGTTGCTGATCGCCACCCCACTGGATACGTTGGAATCTTGCCCAAGAAACGCCGAGTAAACCCCAAGGCCATCCTGAATCAGCTTCATGGATTCCTGCATCACCTGAAACTGCTGCTGCGCTACCTGAAAATCCTGTTGGATATTAATCGCATCTGCGGCGGTGGTCTTGCTGTGCCGGTTTGGATTGAGGGTGATCACACCATCTGGCCGCTCTATTTCTTCCGCCAACTGTTTATCCGTCATATTGGTGGCATCAGCATCTTTGATCACTCGTTTAGCCTGCAATAGCCAGGTCAGTTTGATACGACGGAAATTCACCTCATCCTGCGCCGGAATGGCACGACAGGCCAATCCATAAGGTGCGCCAGTCTTATCCTTACGATATCCCCAAAACGGGATCAGCGGAAACATGCCTTGCGGCGCAGTACAGGGGCGGTCAATGATGAAATGAGGGCCGACAAACCACGATTCGCGGATCCGGCGGACGCGCGCCATGGTGACCTGAACCCGCTCAGTGGCCACCGCCAGCGCATGCATCACGTTATTCTGGTCATATTCTACAACGCGCCCATTGCTTAATTGCAGGATGGGCAGGCGCTGAAAGGTTCGATAGTAGACAACCTGAAGCAATACACGCTTGCGGTTGGATGTTACCCATTCGGTGCTCTCACGGCTCCACGATTGATACTCTTCATAAGCACTGATCAAATCAGACTCTTGCCCTGCTGCCAGATCGGTATCAACAAAGCCTTTCCAGTCATTGAGCGAATAATCGATAATTTGCGATTTGTCGGGGAATGTCCCTTTCACCTCATCCACATCCAGCCAACGCTTACGCATCAACCAACGGCAATCACTCAGATCCGCTTCACGGCTAAACCAATCCCAGTAAATTTCATTACGATGAACGGTAGATACTTTGAATTTATTATCGAATGGATCACTATGGCGGCGCACCTCAACCCAAGAAAGTCCCGCTTTAATTTGCTCGGCATAAGCATCACTGCGAGCCTTATTCAAACCGCTTAGCCGACAAGCATCCGCAAACTCCGTATTAACGGCTTCGGCCATCACTTCCATTTCTTCGTTGGCATCATCGGCAATGACTATCAGATCCGTTCTGCTCTTGGCTTCCATGCCCAACACACCATCGATAGTAGGAGCGATAAGATTATGTTGTGTTAATGGCTGCCCGCGCTCTCGGAGCTTGGCCACCACTTCCGGTGCAAGCTGATCACCATCGTAATAGGCGCAGGCGGTATTGGCATTAGTGCGCCAATCCGGTTGGTGATCGATATCTGACGAGATGTCTAACAGACGTTGCAGCGTAAAACGGTCACGGTTTTCTGGCTGAGATTGAGTAACCTCAGATTCATTAGTTAGGATATTCATCAGATAGCCATCCAGTGTTGAGATTGAGAGCGGTCAATGGGGATCACTTTTGGCCGCGCTGGCATACGGGCGCGCATTTCTTGTGCAATCATGTAGCTCATAACCTGGTCATCGAAACAACCGGTCTGGGCATTCATGCGGCCTCGAGGATCGTAAACATAGGTATTCAGTTCATTGATAGTCCCAATCCAACGAATACCCGACTGCCCTTCTCGTAGCAGCGCCTGTAGGCCATCTTTCACTACCGGTTTACTTTGCGCCGTGGTTAGCCAGCCCAGCTTCGGCGTTTCGTCGTCGTGGTCACGATCGAGATATTGCTCGGCGTAAATCGCTCGATGGGGATAAACCTCACGCAGCTTTTGCAATACCGCATGACCGTGGTTATTACGTTCGGGGCCAATCAGCGCCGTGTTGTACCATTTGCCGATATGCGCCAACAGTTGTGCGAATAATCCGGCATCCAGATGACCAAACCAATGGGCTACCTGCTCGCCAGTGGATCTCTTCACGACGTCTAACGATGATCGGTCGCCATTTTCCAAACCCTCAGCCACATCACCACCGATAGCATAATCCTCATCCGGATCCGGCAGTTCCCACACCAATAAATAATTCAGCAGCGTGCGTTGCAGTTCCTCTGCATTGCCAGCACGTAATGCCTGAACTTTGCTTCGTTTGCCGGTCACTGGCTCCATGTCATATACCAGCAACGGCGGCTGACACTGACGCTCCGCCTTCATCACGCTAATGGCAGGGAATACGCGGCGGCCAGAGGTCAGAAATGCCTCAGATGGCGTGCTAGGGAATTCCTGCTTCATCTCATCTTGCTGCTCTATTTCTTTGCGGATATACCACTGCTTTTGCTCTTCTGAAAGCGTTACATCCATCGACGCTTCTACCGCAGAAAAATATTCCTGATGGTATTGACTTAAACGCAAGCCACCATCAGATACAGGAGCCTGATACTTAGGATCCTGCCACCACGCAAAAAAATGAAACTTATAATCCTGCGGCGTCAGGCCAAGGTTTGACTGTGCCAACTCCATTGCCTGGGTACTCATGGTGTGAAAGTCACCGCCAACACCTTCAGCGGTGCTTTCAATAAAGACAATGCAACCATCGTGAACTGCATTTAATGTACCGGTTCGCAGCTCTTTGGCTTTGGCAGGGTATTTAGCGCAAATCTTACCATGCTCAGAAATATGCAAACGCTGAACGGTACCAGAACGAAAGGAAGTTGATACGCGGATCTTGGAACCATGAGCAAATTCTATATGCCCCCCATTGGCACCTTCACGTCGGATATTGATTTGAAACGTTGCGCGTAACCAAACAGGCAAGTTATCGAACGGAATTGATATTTTGGTGCTGAAGATTTCCCCAGCTGCCAATAAATCCTGAGCAATGATCCCACAAGAGAGATTTTTGTTAAAAAGCGCCTGATCCAGAAGGTAAATATCTATACCTGTTGAGAAGCCCAATTGGCGGGCTTTTAGAATGATATTTCGATAATGCATATTCTTGAACAACTCTCGCTGTGCAGGGCGCAGGCGAAAGGTCACTAGCTCACCATCTTCATTGACTATCTTGTACAGGTTATTCAACCGCCACCAAACATCAGATAAATGAGCTTTGATATAGGCTATCTGTTCTGCCTCACTCATTGCGGCAATCTCTGCATCGTCAAGCCTATGGTCTTGTTTCACAGCAAACCATCCTGTCCTGCGTCCCTAACTTCCTTCACGGCTTCGCTAAGCGGGGTTGTCACGCCCTTGCCTTCTGAGGTTAATTTTTGGGTTTCTGCCTTCAGCTTAGAAGTGGCCGCTTTGATACGATACATATCAGCCGTTAAACGAGGTCCGTTGATGGCATCCAGCCTTAATTTGCTCAAACTGTTCTCTATGGATTCAATACGCCCAATGTTTCTATCCAAAGCCGACTCTGCCTTTAGCAGCTTGTCATACAGCTCTATCCGCGCTTCAACGGATTCTGCGGCTGCTAAATCCTCGTGGATTTTCCGCATGGTTTTGGTCACCGATAATGCCCGCGCTCGGGTGAATATCAGTTCGTCATGAAGATCTGAATCTGCCGCCGCCTCAAACAAATCATCTGCATTCAGATAGCGCGCATAAGCACCATGCTTTCTCGCCACCTGATTGCCGAGAGCAAAAGCGCCAACCGGATTCGGATTGCCAGCATTGCCTTCTGAATGACGATTACCTTTGGTGAATTGCCCGTTGCCAGATCTGCCGGAGTTCGGTTTCTCGGCTGGCTCTGACTCGGGATCGCGGTCATCATCTGCGCCCGATGATAATTTCTGTTCTTCCTCTTGTGCTTCATCACTGTTTGCGCACTGTTGCGCAGTAGCATCGGATTGCGCATAGTGCGCAGTTCTGCGGGGTTTCTTTTGCGCAAACTGCGCAGCACGAGGTTTAATATAGCGGCGTGCAGATTGGTAATTAAGTCCATGCTGTTCACACCATTGCTGAGCGGTAATTCCTGTCACCGCGTTATCCGCCAGAAAGGCCATTTGCAGCGCTTCCCAATCATGCTTGCCCATAGTTGGTGTTTAATTATCGGTGTGACGTATTACCGGGAAGAAAGGCAAACATCATTGATATACCCCTGTAACCCCAATATCTGACTGTTGGCCTGCGCCATCCGCTCTAATAAGGTGAAATAATCCCGTTCAGCGGCGTCTGTAAGTCGGGCGGGGTTGACATCAGCCAAGCTGGCGGGGCAGGAAGATGCGGACAAAGTGTGATGATCGGCTTTGGGCTGGAGTGCGATGCGCAACCGGCGCTGACCATCAGCAACATCATTACGCAACTGATTGATATTGACTTGAGCATGTTCTCTCTCCTGGCGGTATTGGTTGTCGTTAGCAGCATTGGCTCGTTCTGCGGCCTGTTGCTTGCTCAACGCCACTTGCAGTGCTCGCTGGTTAGCTTCGCTGAATCGCAATTGTTCATCCGCTATCTTCTGGTTGAAACTTGCCACCGCAGCATCCCAACGGACTCCCTGAATGAGCCACGCAGAGCAAAAACTCACGGCCATCAGGCTAATGACCGCCATCGCTCGCCAATACCGTAATAACAGCGTTAACCCGTTCATCGGATACCTCGGGCTTTGTGGGGTAAAAAGTAGGAAGGAGAGGAATGACCAGCGATCATACAGATTTAACGTAGTGTGACCGAACAAAGGGAAATCAGGTGGCTATTGGCTCTGAATACATCGGTTTTATGGCATCAGACATAATTCGCGCTCGACTTCACGGCGATTAACTAACCCCTTCCAGACCTTACCGCCGGCCTTTATCCAGCGGCGTAACTCATCGCAAGCACCGGAGGTATCGCCACGGTTGAGTTTCTTCACCAAGGTGGAGTGAGTCATCGCGGAAATCCCCACGTTGTAGCCGAATGACGCCAGCGCGGCTTTACGGAAATCAGTCATTGGAACGTTAACGATGCGATCGATAGCAGCAAATACCGGAATCAGATCTTGCTGTAATAAAGCATCACACTCAGCGTCGCTATAACGTTTGCCGAGAATAATATCTTGGCCAGTATGGCCATCGCAGACCGTGAGCACACCAACCACATCACGGTAAGGCATATACTCACGCCCTTCCAGTCCATCATGACCACCGACCAGAGCCAGAGTCATCACCATAGCGCCGCCCACAGCTACGCCCAATAACTTATTGCGTAACGCAGGGGAGATCGCCATTACTCCCTCCTCTCAGCTTTGCGTTTATCTTCCCGTACCTTGAAATACAAATTGGTCAGGAATGTCAGGAAAGCGAACATCAGGCCGCCCAGCACGCCAATTGCCGCCCATTGTTCCGGGGCAAATCCATTCAATAATTGTTTAAACCAAAATAAAGCGCCGCCACCGGATGCGGTATAAGAGATACCGGTTGTGAGCCTCTCCATTTTCATGCTCCACCTCACTGGGGGATAAAAAAAGCCCGTAAGGCGAACCCTACAGGCTTTGGGATAATCAGGACTGACCGGAACTGACCAATAAAAAACCGGAGCAGCTTTATAAGCATACTCCGGCATTTTTCGGAAATTTAGCGCGTATGGGTTATTGAGTCAATCCGGCTGCTGTAATAGTCCAGACTTATTTAAAGCAATAACAACGGTCATTTATTGATTATGCTGCTTCGATTTATTAGACGTTTCTTCCATCACTAGCCTCCATAACTCAGACTCTGAATGAGTAATATTATCGTTGGCAAGAAGTATCTCAGCACCAATAATAGCGTAATTCTTGTTCTTACCGTATATTCCCATATCAGGCTTATCTCTCATTATTGATCTGATTTGTAAGGGTATTTGTAGCCTCAGATTCCTCAATATATAACCATTGCAAACAATCTTTAACCAGCGGAATATAGCGCGCAGCCCACTCCCCGGCGGGTATCTCAGCCCCTATAATGCTCATGGATTTGCGCAGATGCTCCATGGTTGGCGGTATGCGGCCACTGCCCCCACACTCGTTGCATATTTCGGGATGAGGTCGCAGAGTTTTACCGGCACCGTGGCAACGTGGACAGACTTGCGTTGTGGTTGCCTGTTGATTTGCCCATGCCCGTAGTGCACCACGTTCTGTTTTGATTTTAGACTGAAGGGTTTTTATTTCGTCTGCCAGTAATGCGATCGTGCCATCATCAAGTGCCTGGGCTTTATTTCTTTCCAGTAATTTGATTTGCTGCTGTATCCCATCAACGACCTTTCTGGTCATCCCTGTTCGGGAGCCGTAACGTCTTAATAAAATTGCAATTTGCTCTACCTGCGCCGGGAGGTTTCTATCCAATACCATGTTGAACGCCAACTGACAGGCAGCAATAGCACGCACTGGATGCGGTCGCTTATGCAGCCATACGCCAATAGCCGCCCGCACACGCTGTTCGGCCTGATAGTCATGCCGATATTTGGTCATCAGCAGATCGAAACCTACTGGATATTGATGCTGAGCGGCAGCCAATGCACCCAAGATTTGTTCCCGGGTAAGAACAGCATGCCCGCGCCCAACGTTCAGCGATTCAATACTGACGCAGCGCGGATCGTGCATTTTAATTAGTTGTTCAATTGCAGTGGTCATTAGTCAGTCCTAGTATTATGATGCAACATATTGATTGTATAACTCATTGCATTAAACACAATAACCATTGGCATTATTGCAAATAATATAACATTGAGGTATTTAGATATGCAGTGGAGCTTTTAATGGATTCACTTAGCAGTGAAATATTCAACATACTAAAATATTTACTACCGGGTTTTGTAAGTGCGTGGATATTCCATTCATTTACATCCTATCCTAAGCAAGCCCAGTTTGAACGGATTATACAAGCACTAATATTTACTGCGTTTATTCAAGGCTGCGTAATGGTAACAAAGCCTTTAATGCTATTCATCGGTAAATATTGGTCTTTAGGAAGTTGGAGCGGTACGTCTCATGTTTTTTGGTCCTATGGTTTTTCTGTCTTAATTGGTTTTACATTCAGCACTCTCGCAAATAATGACAGATTCCATACATTCCTTAGGGACAGAAAGATCACCAAAGAACGCTCTTATCACTGTGAATGGTTTAGCACTTTTAAAGAAAATGAAACGTTCGTTATCTTACATTTGAAAGATGAGCGCCGTATATTTGGATGGCCTACTGAGTGGTCTTCAGATCCAACAAAAGGGCATGTAATTCTTCAGGATCCGAGCTGGGTCACTGAAGATGGTTATCAAGATATGCCTACGGTAAAACTATTTATGATAAGCGTATCCGATATTAAATGGGTTGAGTTTCTACAAGAAGAAAAAGGAGTCAACTTTGTCGAGTAAAG